ATACAGTTAAAGCAAAAGACATAACTGACTCCCTATTTAAGAACTTTGTAGATATTGGAATATTTGAGAAGAATGATTATGCTCGTCATAAGAAAGAACTTGATACTATTAATATATCCAATCTATTCTTTCAGTTACGAACTCTTAAAATAACCATTATGAAAGTAATGGAAGAAATTGCATCTGGGAACACACATCCAAGATTATTAGAGGTAATGGGACAATTGCAAGATAAGTTTGCTAACATTACAAAGATGCAGGCTAACTATATTTTATTCCTTGAAGATACTTATAAGAAACTTAATAGTGAATCCCCAGCCAACCCGGATAGTGCTTACGTTGATTCAAACATAGATGAAGGACAATTCTTTGTTTCGGTTGGAACTAAGAATGTAATGGATAATCTAAAAAGAGTAGAAGTTACTGACGCCGATCTAATTATAACGGATGATAGTTTAATTGATCCATCTAATAAAGCAGAGTTACTTAAAAACATAGACGAAGATATTACGATTGATGAAGATATAGATGATGACTTCATGGATCTTGATGAAATAATTTAAGAATATGAAAGATATAATGTCAAGTAGTGGAACTTTCTCGTCAATAAAGGTATCAGCCATCGGTGATGGTGGTAATAACTATATATGGACGACTGAAAAGATCGATAAGCTAGTTCATGATATTAATCAAGGGGTAGAGGACATTAGAAAACTTAAGAACTCTCCATTTAAGGACAATGATATTAATCTTAAACGTGAAAAATTGCCATTTGAATATACTAGACTTGAAATAACTGAACTTGAGAAATGTAAGTCTAGTCTATTATATTTTGTAATTAATTATTGTATCATTCAAACTCACGAGGGTAGAAAACTCGTTAGAGACATCGGAGGTCTTAGGGATTTTCAAGAGCAAATATTACACACATACGACGAAAACAATCTAAATATATTAATGGCAAGTCGTCAAACTGGTAAGACGGTTACATCTGCGTTATATATGCTGTGGTTCTTATTGTTCCACCCAGAAAAGACTGCACTATGTGTTGCTGATAACTTTACGACGACGAAGGAACTTATTGAGAAATTTAAAATCGCTCTTGAGGGATTACCATTCTTTATGAAACCTGGAATCGAAACAATTAACTCAAGTAACGTAAGATTCGATTCAAAATCTAGACTAGTTGGTCGTACAACGACTAAGAAATCAGGTATCGGTCTTACCGTTAACTTATTATATGTGGATGAGTTTGCCCACATTAACGAAGCTAACTTAGACGAGTTTTATAGAGCAATTTTTCCTACGGTTACTGCCGATCCAAATGGTAAGATCATATTGACATCTACACCAAACGGTAAGAATAAATTCTGGGAAATTTGGAAAGATGCAGTTGATGGAAAATCTAGATATGTTCCACTAAGAGTAGATTGGTGGCAAGTACCTGGACGTGGTGATGCTTGGAAAGAAGCAGTAATTGCCGATTTAGGTTCAGTAGAAGATTTCAACCAGGAATATGGACTACAATTCTTCTCGTCTGATAAATTGTTATTAAATTCAAGAGATCTTAAGAGATTAGAAACAATTAAGAGATCATACTCACAAGTGAATTTAATTCTAGAAGAAGATTTAGCTCATATAAATGAATATTTGTTCTTCCATAAAAATTATGAGAATAGAACATTACATGATTTTAAGAATGATTTGGATAATTACGTATTTAGTATTGATACTGCAGATGGAATTGGAGCAGATTATTCAGTTCTTAATATCTATAAAGTAGTAAGTATGCCTATACGAGAATTAATGAAAAAGAAAGAAATCGTTAAGAATGAAATGGATGCGATTTCAATAGTTCAAGTAGGATATTTAAGAAGTAACGAACTTGATATTGGCGAATTCGCAACCGCATGTGAGCATATAATATATAACGTGTTCAATCCCGAGCAAACTAGAATAGTATTAGAGCTTAATCACAAGGGAGATATTATACTCGATAGATTCAAAGAGAATGATAACTATTGGCCAGGTCAAATGGTTCATACTAAACATACACAAGCTGCAGTTAACTTTAAACCAGGATTACGATTAGGACCATCTAATAAAATTAAGTATTGTGAGAAATTCAAATATTTAGTTACAATTAATAGAATTATCCCGAACGACGAATTTACAATTACGGAACTTCAGTCGTTCGGCAGATCTAAAGGTGGAGTATATCGTGGACAAAATGGAAATGACGATTTAGCAATGACATCAGTTAACATGTCATCACTATTTGAATCATCTCAATTCTGGGATATAGCAGTGGAAACATTCGAGAGACAATCACCTGAATATGTTAAGCAATTGGAAGAAGATATATTCAGCATTCATAGAACCGGAGGAAAAAAATCGGCATATGATTTTGATGAAATTAGAAGAATGAACGCGACACAAGACGGAGGAAAATCAGTAAGTGGTAAAACCGTTAAAGTCGATGTATTTAATACAGATTCACTAGCACACATGAAAAACTTACAAGACAAATTTTTTAAATCTTAATTTCAAAGTGGTATAATATACTTGCATTAATAATGCATAATAGAAACGACATGAGAAAATTACAATTCACAGGCGACGCCACTATTGAGGAAATATATGAGATTCACAAACGTGACATATATAATAATGTCTTGAAATTAATTAAAGAAAATTACCAGGATCTTGAAATAAATGAAATAGATGTGGTAAAAATATCTACACAGTCAAAAGATCATGTAATTACTCTTACGAGAGATAAGTTTATTGCTAGTTTGAACCGATGCATTACCTTCTTTGAACAAACGGAGGAATACGAAAAATGCCAAGTTTGCGTAAACATGATTAATGAGATTAATCAACTTAAAAAAACAACTAGCAAGAATGGGATTTGAGAAAACGAACAAAATTATTAATGAAAGGATTCAAGAAATAGCACAAAAATTTGCAGATAACTCCATAACAGAAAGGGAGAGAAACGAATTAGCTTCTCTAGTTTACCCAAAGTTAAGGTATCATATTTGGAAATTTTGTATGGACAACGATGATACTGATGAAGCGTTACAGTGGACGCTTAAGAAAATATTTAACAATGTTGCTAAATTTGACTTTGAAAAGGGAAGATTTACTACTTGGATCTATACAATAGCACGAAATGAAACGTTATATTATCTTCACATGAAGAAGCGTAATTCATTTAGTTCGTTTGAAGGAATCACAGATAACACAGATGTCGGAGGATATTCAGATGTAGATAATTTTGATGACTTCGAAGAAAACTTTAATTCACTTTATGATCTAACAATTTCAGAAATATATGGAATTGAAGATACTCTATTGCAAAATATTGCAGTTGATAAAATGATAAAGAAGGAGAAAGTAAAGTGTATTGCCGATAAATATTCTATTAATGAGAATACCGTTAAAACTAAACTCAGAAAAATTAGAACGGATATTAAAACCCGAGTTTTAGAAAAAAATCCTGAATTTAAGGAAACATTAAATCACATTTTTGAATTATGATACTACAAGACTACATTTACCCTAAGCGAGTGTTCAATTCACTCATTCTCGCATTAAAAGAGAAGCAATACTTTAAGAAATATTCTGGTATATTAGATGACCTTGAACGAGAGGGAAAACTCAAAACTCTAGGATTTAGAAAAGAAGATAGTATGTTATACATCGGAGTTAACCTTAACCCTGAATTATTAATGTATACAGATGATTCTAAAGAATCTGTTGAATTAAAATTCGTATCAGATGCAATGAGAAAATATACAGATTTCCTACAAAATGAGGGAATACTTGATGTTATCAAAGCTGACTATGAAAGAGTATTCACTGAAGATTTCTATGGATATGTTGTACAGATCAGGTTTGATTACAAGAACTATAAGCCTTCTAAATTCAAATATGATATCGGGTATTTTACAACGATGTCAACAATTATAATTGGAGGAATCATATTTACACTAACCAGTATACTTTAAGTTTGCGAATAAATAATAAAAATACATTAAACAATGAAAAATTTTCTAATTAAATATAAGTTCCACATCATATGCTTAATACTATTTATAGTATTCATTAGATCATGTGGAAAATCAAGAGATATTAAAAGACTTGAGAAAACAGAATCTTATAATATTGAAGTTGTCGATAGTTTACAAACGATAATTAATGTAAACAAATCTACAATAGATTCTATTCCTGAAATATTGAGAAAAGAAAAATTATCTATATACTTATCACTTGATGATACAATATCAAGAGTAGATAGAACACCTCAATTAATGGGATTCCATGCTATAATTAAGGATAAAATAAAGGATCTTCAAAAATGATTAATTGGTTTAAGAATAATCGCGATGCCGTAATTCGAAATTCATTCCTACTTCCAATATTATTGGTCGTAGTAATGTCAATTAGTCATGTTGTTAGTTGGTATGATCTAGGGAATCCAATTTCTTGGGCAATATATCTATCAGTTGCAATTGAAATATTTGCACTCGCATCAGTATCCGCAGCATCCATTAAGATGAAAAGAGGATCAATCTGGTTCTTATTTGGACTTGTTACATTGATCCAGATAATAGGAAATATATTCTATGAATTTAAGGATATAAATCCGACTGGAGAAAGCTTTATTGCATGGATGGAGTTAATTCAACCTTTATTTGTAGATTGGGAAGTATTAGACCATAGACGATTTTTAGCAACAATTCAAGGTGGAACACTACCACTTATGTCGCTTACTGCACTTCACTTCTATATTAAATTCAATGATCTTAGGGATTCGTCAAATGATGATTCTCCAAATGAACCTACGGATGACGATATAATCAAAAGAGCAGATAAGATCAAAATAGACCGAGTAATGGCAAAAGCTACTGAGATGGGAGAAAAGCGTAAAGCTGAGATGTCAGAAGAAGAATATCAAGAGATGCTTGAGGATGAGCCATCAGCATTAGCATTTACTCCTTATGATATTGAAGATGATTCTGACGAAATTAAGGAGCTGGAAGAATTAGATGAGATTAAAGAACTAGATAGAGCGGCTCAAATAGATGCAAAAATAGATGAGGAACTTAAAAAAGCATCAAGTGAACCTGATTTAATTAAACCTGAAGACGTTCACACTCAAGCTGAGATAAATAAAAATAAAGATTCACGTGGATCAACTCCAATATATTCAAAAGAGATTGATACTAAAACGGGAAAATTTACACATAAAATAATTAGACCTCATGGCGATACCTAAACTCGACAGTGTATGTAGCAACGATGCTGGCGGTAATCAACCGATCCTACAACTATTTGATGACAAATGTTTTAAAATAGTAGATAGGGAAAAATCAAAAACTGCATTTTGCCTAGATGACTTTGCTTTCCCAGTAGATGGAAGTTCATGTATTGAGCTTGAAGGTACAATGGACGGTGGAGAAATGAGCCTATTTGATAATCAGATATTAACAATAGGATCTCCTATATTAGATTTAGAATCTGATACTATTTTCGTAAGAGGAGTAATGGTTAAAATTACATATCCTGCGAATGATTCTAATGGAGAAGAGATCGATATAGTTGATAAGAATGTTGAAATATGGATAGAGGATGCTGAAACTTTAAATTATAAAAAACATCCATTACATAATTTATTTGTGATGTTTACGAATCCTAAGTCAAATGACCCACGTCATCTGATAAATAGAATAAAGATAGTTAATCCAAATCCTCTGTACGCAGTTTCGATTTCGGCATTAATAGTCTACGGAAAAGTAAAATAATTTATAAGAAATGAATAGTTACGCAACAGAAATTATATCTCTTGATCCAGCGTCTACTGCATCTCCTGAGCTGTCATATAAACCAGTTTATATAAACGCAGATAAGAGACAACCTGATATTACAAAGACTACAATGAAGTATCAACAAGTTGGTGGACCAACCGCTGCTGATAAAATCGGTAATGCACTGGGAGCAATCTTCAAAGTTGAATTTGTAAGTGTTATTGGAATATCTGGAACACATATTAAGATTTGGGGAATTCACAATGATGATGCATCAGCTGTAGAATATCCAAAAGCATACTTAGAAGGTAAAATATTAGATCTAGTTCTTGACAAGTTTGAATTCACAGATGGCTCTGGAAATCCAGTAGCAGGTGGAACATACGTAATAATGGGACATAGAAAAAATACACAACCACTTCTTTAATAATGAGTAAATTAGACGAAGCTAGAGGATATAATGGGTTTCAACAAAGGGACCAAATGGCAGGGCTACCTTTCACGGGTCAATCTGGTGACTTTAACTTCGTAACTGGTAGAAGCCAATTTACCCCAGGTGTTTCTATTAAACAACTCCCATTAAGTGATTTGTCTCTAAATAGTGATGTCGGAATAACAGAGTTTGAAACAAACATAAACGTTATCAAACATTACTTTAGACCTGGAATGAGAGTCAGAGGAATGTTAGTAAATTCCCAGTTAGATTCTGAAAATGGAAGAATCGTAATAGGAAAACTTGAAAAACTCGACATAAATAGAAGAGATCACACGATCAAAGTCTATATCAAAGATCCAGAAACATTGGAAACTCAGGAAATATACGTAGATTCAATGGAACGTTTATACGAGTCTAAATATCGAGCATTTAGTTTCTCAGAGTTCATTAACTCATAATCCAATAAATAATATTAATAGAAGGCTGCAGTTTCTAAAACTAGCAGCCTCTTTTTTGATATAAGATAAAAAAATCATTTATATGATGGATGAGAATGAACAAGACGACGCCCTTAGTAGACTAGATGCTATTGATGCGGAACATGGAGTTAATAAACCGATATCCGAAGCAACTGAGGTTGTAGAAAAATCTGAACCAGTTACATCACTTGGAAAAGCAAGAAGTTATGAGCAACCTGAACTATCAGCAGCTGAGGATTCTCCTTGGAAATTATTAAACCTTGACTTACTTCCATCACGTGGAATGTTTTACCCAGAAGGTGTTGAATTATTAATTAAATCTGCAAAGGGTAAAGAAATTAGACATTGGTCTACTATGGATGAACATGATCCACTTGATGTTAGAGAAAAAATAAACTTCGTACTTAATAAGTGCACTAAGTTTAAAGTTAGAGGAAATCCTAGACCTTTAAATTTTAGTGACTATTCGGACGCAGATAAGTACCACATATTATTTAGAATATATGAATTGACTTTCCCTAATCAGGAGAATAAATTAATGGCTAAACTTAGATGTGCTAGTGCAAAATGTAAGCACGTTAATAAACTACAAGTAACTAGTAAAAACCTATTAGGATTCGATGTCCCAGAAGAGTTATACAAATACTATAATCCTGAAGAAAAATGTTTCGTATTATATTCTCCCAAATTGGAAGAAACTATTAGATTCTATTTACCTACATCTGGCGTAATGGATAAATTTAGAGAGAAGAAAAAAGAAGAAGAATCTGCGGGTATTGAGATAGATAAAGCGTTTTACAACGTTGGTCCATACTTAGTTCCAGATTTTAGACAACTTAGTAAATCTCAAATGTCATTATTAAAACAAGACACATTTGGATGGTCAGATCTTAAATTCACAATAATTCACAAATTCACAGAGATGTTACGAAAAGCGGCAGTCAATAGAGCGACTGGTGTATGTGAAAAGTGTAAATCCCGATTGGAGAGCTCGATTTTTTTGGGAGGAAGCTTCACTGTCAAAGATATTTTCATTGTTTCAGCTGGACTTGATGAACTTATTTGAGCTTAATGCTCGATTAGCGGTGAAGCTTAACCAAAGTTTCGACACACTTTATGAATTAGAATACATGGAATATTCGTTACTGCTTAATATAATTAACAAAGATATTGAGGAAGAAAATGAGAGAATTTCAGAAATTGAAAAAAGCAAGGAAGTGAGTAATGCTCCATTGCGAGTAAACTTACCAAACCATTTAAAAACCTAATAAATAATAAAAACTAGTACATCAGTTGAGCGTAGCTAAATACATAGAAAACTATAATCAAAGGCGTAGTGAACGTATTCAAATGAATATAGATTACGCTAAGGAAAATCCGTATCCAATTGATGAGCTTAATGCATTAGAAGAGAAGTCAGTTTTCAAATTAATATTTGATGAAAATGGTAAAAACAATAGTCATTCTAAAGATCTAATTAGATTAGCTATAAATAGAAGCAGGGATTTATATGATAGACTTGACCGAGGATCCAAGGGATTACATAAACTTAAGCAAAATGAAGATTTATTAAAAATTGATCCAACTTCAGAATTAGAGTCTAGATATTCAGCAATGATCGATGGTATTAGAACCACCAATCTTAAACTGACTGAGGTACTAGATGGAGATAATTTCGAAGAAACGTATGATTATATAATGGATGGAGCCAATATCCAAGGTCTGGATGCAGATGCTGATATTGTTAAAATGGCATTTAAAGAATTGAATGGCACAGATGAAGAAGTAAATACTCTAAATCCTGACGATATAATAGATGATGCGATTGATTCTGAAGATCCATTAAACGGTGATACTAGTGAGAGTACTGAAACTGATGCAATTAGTGAAGTTACTGAAACTGCTCCAGAATTAGAACGTGAATCTACATTAAATCCAGATGAGGTAATAATTGATGAAGCGATTAGAGATACTGAGACAGGTACTGAATCTTCTGCAATCAATCTTGAGTCTGGACTACCGGTTTATAACGAAAATGAGGAAGTTGAAACTGCTTCGACTGAAGTAGTTGAGAGTACTCCATCTGTTATAAATGATATTGATAATATAACTAATGCGACTACAAACGTAGAAAACCAAAATAGTGAAACTATTAACGGTGGTGCAGAATCAATCATAGATAGTGAGATAAATCAATCCAGTGGGGATGTTATTAGTAATTCTAGTGAATTGACTGAAACTATACCTCCATCAGATGCTATAAATCCATCAACTAGTGGTTCATCCGGAGGATCAGGATATTTCGATGACGATCTGGAGGCTACATCAGCTGAAGATCTTGCATTACTTAGATCGACCTTAGGAATGAGCGATATCGATGAATCGAATAGTATCATCAATGAATTAACTGAATCCACTACTATTAACTCATCATCTCCAGCACTAAACAATGAAGCAGATGCAATAATAGATGAGGCAATTGGAGATACCGAAGTAATGAAGGAAAAGATAGGTATTGATAAAAAGATCGCGCCTATCAATGCTCCTAAATCAAATGAAATTGAGAAATCAAAAACGAGTGAAGGAGAAGACGTAAAATTAACAGAAGTAAAATCAGAAACTCCTACTCCTGCTACGACATCAACTAATACTGATGCATCTTCTAGTGTTACAAATAACGAAAATAATAACTCAGAAAATAACAGTGCTGGATATACTATGACCGATATGTCAGGAGTAGAGGCAAGACTTAGAAAAATAGAAATGCTATTATCAGGTCCATTAGAAGTTAAAATTGTAGAATAATGAATATTAAAAACGAAGATGTAATTGAACTTAAGAAAATAGTTAATCGCTATTCCGAGATTCATATTGAAATTAATAAATTAGAAAAGGAAATGTTATTAATAGTTGACGCTAAGAATAAAATAACATCGGAACTTACTAATTTACGAGAGACTGAAATATCTCTAATAAATAAAATAGAAGAAGATACTGGTTCAGAAATGACCCAAGCTATTCTTACAGAAATAGTAAACTCATAATATGTTAGAAAAATTAAAGAAGCTTCCGTTGAATACGATACTAATGATAGTAATCGTAGTACTTGCCTTGCTATACTTAAAACAATGTAACCGATCATCAAACTTGAATTCAGATCTTAAGATCGCTAATATGAATCAACTTGTCCTTAATGATAGTATAACTACATATAAAGATAAAGCTGGTGATTTAACGTATCAGAAAGGCATCCTCATTGCATCTGAGAAAGAATTAAAGGATCTTAATAAGGAATTATATAACGAAGTTAAAGACCTTAAGGGCAATCCTAAAATTGTAATTCAGGAACGTATAAGAATAAAGGAAGTTCCGTTTGCAGTTCCAACATATATTACACAATATCCAGATGGATATACCGGTTTAAATTGGAGGAGAGATACAACATATAGCGCTGGAAATTATCAATATCTATCAGGAGAGACTAAATTTATCTATGATTCTCTAGGTATAAGAAATCCAACAACATTCATAAACACAAATGAAATTGGAATATCATTTATAACAGGGATCAAAGAAGGTAAGGATCATTATGAAATATTCATAAAATCAGATTATCCAGGATTTACAGTTACTGATATCCAAGGGTCAATACTAGATAAGAAGATGGTTACAACAAATGAAAGTTCCGTTGTATTTGGTCCATCGATCGGATATGGTGTAGTATTTAATCCAAGCGGTAATATTAGCCATGGAGTCACTGTTGGAGTCACGGCTACTTTCAACCTAAATAAATACATTAAAAAATTATTTAAACCTTACCGTTTATAACCTAGATATGGCGACACAAAGTAGATTCATAAGTTTAACTCCATACTGTTTAGTAGAGTATATGTTTGAGCCAATCGGCTCATCTAACTTTTTAACAGATGATATCATTCTATTAAAGAATGAAAAGTCTGGCGTATATCAAATATACAACGAAGATGGATCTCTATCTACTACTCGAAACATCAAAGATTTAACTCTAACTCCAATTGGAAATAATAAAGTTGCATATCTAGATTCTGAAAAGATTCCAAACTATGTAGATTATGATGACAGTATGACTGAGACATCTCTTACTGGATATAATGTAGTATATGATAGGGTTAGATTTCATTTTATAACAGGATTTGATTTTGCAGGATTTGAGGCAATAATTCTAGCAATAATGAATAAGCAGAATAATGGAGAAAATCATTTATTTGCAAACATACTACTTGCACCTGAAACTATTGGAGAATTAATTACGTTTAATTCTAAACCTCTATTTCTATCAGATTCTCAATTCGATAGATATATTGATGTGTTAGTACCATCAATTAAGAACATAAATCAAGATTTTGATACAGCTCCAAATAAAGCACTTACTTTTTCTGCTGCTATTACTCCAACTACTGGAGGATATAGTGGATTTATAACAAATGCTCCGATTACTATTTCATTATCTGAATGTGCTAAACGTTCTAAATTACCAACTGATCAGAATGTTACATTTGATGTATTTGAAATAACTGAAAATTACGATGCATCTGTTTCTCAAACTAATGAATTTGATAACGTTGGAGCATCTGTAGCAGAATCACCAAATGGAGATTTCTTAGAATACTATTTGACATGGAACGGAGGATTCCCTGAGGAATTAATTTCTATTCTAAATAAAAGGAATCCTAATGATGACTGGGTTATAATTCATCAACTTAGTATATTTGAACAAGTTGGATCTGCATTTATAAACACATCGCGTCAGATTATATTTCAAGAAGATGACTGGGATGAACCATTAGTATATCGACCGGTTCTAAAGAATGCAGGATCAGCGGTTAGTATGTCAGTTGATTTATTATCTAGATTAACAAATAGAAGAAATGGAGAACAAATCATTAGAGAAGCATCATTTGCTTTACTATCTCCTAAGAAATATGGAAGAAAGTTAAATGTTATTCCATTATCTGATGAACCACAATCTCAGAAAGTATACAATAAGATAATTAAAAAGGACTTTGAAGCAACTAAGTTATTCATTGAACCTACATTTGCGCCAGGATTTGAAGGAGATCTTCCAATAGCAAATGTTCCACTAACAACTACTGAATATATTCCAATATTCTTTAATAACAATAATATATCGATTTCAAATAATAATGGAATGTTAAAGACTAGAGACATTGCAGATGAAATCATATTTGGACCTGGTGCGCTTAGATTTATAATGTCGCCTTTTGATAACGTCATTAAACTTAAAATGTTTAATATAATCAATAAGAAACCGGTACCTCTAGATTTAAACCTAAATGCAGCTTCTTATAGAATGACATTTGAAACACCTGAGGGAAAAGTTCAAATTCAAAATGACAATAGCGATAAAACTGAGAATCTAGCAAGTGGTGAAATATCATTCAAAATATCTAAAGTAGATAGCTCAACTATATTTAAATCAAAGGATAGAACAATGTATATCACGTCAGTTTCACAAGAAGGAACTGAAACATTAATGTACACTGGAGAATGGAGAAAGCCAACTCAGCAAGCGGATGTAGACGCAGCTATAAAAGCAGCAAAAGCTGCATATTCTGAAGTTGAGAACAGAGAAGCTAAAATCACAGATCTTGAAAATAAAATCGCAGCATTGGTTGCAAATGAGGATAAAAAGAAATTTTCAATAACTAGGAATAGCATAATTAAGAAGAAAGCAGTAGCTCCAGCAGTCAATCGATATGGGATGCCAAGTCCTAATAAGATTAGAACTCAGGTTTCCAATGCGGGAATTAAGTCAAAGAACGTAGCCGTTTTCTCTAAATTAACTAAAAAGATTGAATGATACTGATAAATAATAAAAAATAATTTGCATAGGAATGAAGGATTTCGTAAACAACGTAATAAGCGAATTAAAGAATGACTCTAGTTTAAATGAGAACTCTTTAGTGAAGTTAGTTATTGAATCAACTAACAAGTCAATAGCTAGCAATAGCTCATATGATAATATATATTCGGAGCTTAAAAATTCTCTAGTTGGGATTAATGAGCACCTTAAGAATAAAAAATTAAATATTATATTATCACAATTTAATAAACAGGAAAGAACACCTAATTCAATTCTAAATGAAATGAGTAAGGTCGCAGATTTATCAAGTAAGCTTTCTCTAATTAGAGAATCAAATGCTTATTCGAATCCAATTATTAGGTCTAAAGTAGATAACTACGCTAATGCACTTAATAACGGAAGCCCTGAATTCAAGTTATATCCTTCTTTCATAAGCGAATTCACACAGCATATCCACGAAAGTTCAGTTAAGAAAGCAGTTGATCAGGTGGTTAATGTTCTTGAGAATCGTGCAAATGATTTAGAAGTATTGAATACAATTCACATGATGGATAATTCAAACTCAGTAACTCGAATGTACGAATCAATCTCAGCGTCTTTAAAGAAAGCATTAGTTG